AAATCAAAAGGATTTGATGTTGTATGCATCGATAAAAATAGTTCATTTGGAAACAAAAATCATATGAATTATATACCAACAAATGTTATTGATTTAACAGGAAATGATTCTTTGGAAGAACGTATCAATCAGATCTATCATAGTTCATTTTTTATAGGACTTCCATCAGGATTATCATGGTTAGCTTGGTCAATAGGAAAGCCTGTAACATTAATTAGCGGATTTTCTCATGATTATACAGAATTTGAAACTCCATATAGAGTTCAAAATAAAAATGTGTGTAATGGGTGTTGGAACGATAATTATTTTGACAGAGGTGATTGGTTATGGTGTCCAAAATCCGATAAAAAGGAAATGTTTGAGTGTACAAAATCAATTACACCACAAATGGTTATAGAAAAAATTGATAGTCTTATAAAAGATAATAATTTATGAAAATTGTAGGAAGTTATATCGGCGCACATGATGTAGGTTTTTCTTTAATTGAAAATAATCAAATACTCGCGTGTTATACCGAGGAGAGATTCTCACGTATAAAATCCGCATATGCTGGTGGAGCATTTCCATCACATAGTTTTGAAGCAATTCAAAAAGATTTTGATTTTGATATAAAAGACCCAAACGTAAAATTTGCAGTTGCAAAACCGTTTATTCACCATAAACATCATGAGATCGTAAATGTATTAAAAAATAAAAGTATAAAATTGATAGGACATCATTACGCACATGCATGTGGAGCCTACTATACATCTGGATTTAATGACAATACATTGGTTGTATCATACGATGGTGGTGACATAGGGGATGATAATTGGACCGAATTAAATATTTCTAACTATCAAAAATACAATTGGTTTAATAATTTAAATGATAATCAATCGGCGACATATATAGTTAAAAATGGCAAATTAATTGAAGTGGGTGAAAGACTAAAACATGGAAGTATTGCGAATATGTGGTATTTAATGTGTTATATATTTGGTTTAACTCCATTAAAGGACGAAGGCAAAATAATGGGGCTCGCCGCACAAGGTAAGTTTGATCATAAAATTCATAGTATATTAAATTTCTTTGTTAAGAATGATATGATAAAAGCAACTTGCACCATTGAAAATAAATTTAAACAACTTCTACATGGTTTAAATCCAAACGATGCTTTGGATTTAAAAAGAAATTTAGCATATAATTTACAATATATTACAGAAAACACTCTTTTAAATCATATTAAGTCATTATATGACCAATATGGTCCATTTGATAATATTTGTTTAGCAGGTGGTGTATTTGCAAATGTAAAGTTAAATCAAAAAATAAATGAATATCTTTCATTTAAAAATATATGGGTGTATCCGGCGATGGGAGATGAAGGATTGTCTTTGGGTTCAGCAATTGCATATGGTGTAGAACTTGGAGAATTTACAAATCGCAGAATAAAAAATGTTTTTTTTGGAAAAAGAAACTCGGATGATGATATACAAAAAGATATAAACAATTTTTCATCCAAATTTGGTAAAAATATAGTAGAGGAAAAGTTAGACTTTGATAATGTTGCAAATTATTTAGTTGATGGAAAAGTTATTGGAATTTTTGATGGTGCAGCTGAGTATGGACCCAGAGCTTTAGGGTCTAGATCTATAGTTGTTGAACCAACTAGGTTAGAAACACACGCATATATTAATAAACGATTAAAGAGAGATGAAATAATGCCATTTGCACCAATCATTATGGAAGAACATATTGAGGATATATGCCATGTATATAAATCTAAGAATACAGCCGAATTTATGACATTGTGTTATACCGTACGTGAAGAATGGGTTAATAAAATTTCAGCAGTCATAAATTTTCATGATAATACTGCTAGACCACAGGTGGTGAATAAAGATCATCATTCATTGTTTCATAAAATACTAAGTAAATTCAATGAAAAAACAAATATACCAGTATTGATGAATACAAGTTTTAATGGTCATGGAGAACCTATAATAAATTCACCAAATGAAGCTCTATCTCACTTATCAGAAGGTACGGTTGATTTATTGATCATAAATAATAAAATTTATAAACTCGTATGAAAACAAAAAATAATTTTTTTAGCGTAAAATATACAGATTCATTTATTAAACTAACATTTAATAGTGTACCCGACTATTATTTTAATCATACACTACATTATGTGATTTCAAGTAAGGAGCATGAATTTTATTCAACTGAAACGCCAGAAATTGGGTATTGGTATCTACGTACAAATATAAAATCCTTACAATTTGATTATATCAGACTCTACGCATTTAGTATGGATGATGGTATGAATCTAATAGATGAGTATGACTTTAACATAAAAGATTACAATTTTATGTTTAATTTAAAAACCAATAATCTCAACGATTCCAGAATTTGGGGGTCTTACATAGATTTATATAACCAAACACATGGTACTAATTTTAAATATTATGTAAATATATCTGAGTTTAATGACGATCTGGACAATTTTGAAATTTCCAGAGAAAAGTATAACATCATATACAATTTAGAATTATCAGACTTAAATGATGTTCCATCTGTCGAAATCATTAAAAAGTTTATAGGCAGTTTATAAAACTTCAAAAGATATAATAAATAGTGAGATGTTCACTTTTTCTGACACTATTTATAAATTAAACCTAACTTTTGAAAGGAATAAATTATGCCAATACAAGAAGGTGGAAGATTTTCACCAACACAAAATATAGTAAGTCCTGGTGTATTTACCAGAGAAAATGATCTATCAGGGCTAGCACAAGGTGTAGCCAATATCGGTGGTGCCATCGTAGCACCATTTTCAGACGGACCAGCATTCTTCCCAGCAAGAATAACCGAAGTAGCAATGCTTGAACAACGTTTCGGCGTAGCTGACGGAGTTTATTATGGTCCATACACAACCAAAGAGTATCTAATTCAACAAGGTGTAGTAACCGTTGTACGTATCGGTGGTCTAACCGGATACTGGCAAAAGAATCCATTGGTCGTATATGCTGAACCAGGCTACTGGAACAAAAATAACGACTTGGGTGCTTTGACCACAGCATCATTTATGTATTTAGATAGTGATGCGTATACATCAAATATAATCCTTGAATATAGTTCTTCAACCTTGGTGGCAAGTAATACAGGAGCAGTTCGTGGTCTACTTGGTAATGGATTTATTTCATCATCTGTGTCTGTAACCAGAGCTACGAATACGGAAGTTGAACAATTTCTCGTATCTGCCGGATGGCCAGACGCATCAAATAGTTCAACATTATCCGCATCATTAGCCGCATCTGGTAGTAAAGGTAAATTGTTCAAGATTGCAACTACAAGAAATAGCTATATCTTTAGTGCTTCTGTAGTACAACAAGGTTTGAAGGTACAACCACCAGGTGGTTCTAGTGAATATGTATTAGCTAACTTTGATTATGATAAAACTTTAATTAATGGTGCTGTTTCAGCTTCTATCGGATCAACCAAATATAAGGTTGATTTCGATTCAGCAACTTTGAAAAGTGCAAGACCATATTATAATTATTTAAGTTCGTCATATACTTTGAATGGTAATGATATAACTTATGGATTAGTATTCGGTAGTTACTCAGCAAATAATGCTCTCGACTTTAGTAATGCTAGTATCAGTAGTTCAAAGTCTTACGCTACTTTTACTTTCAGACATGATACATCACGTTTGAGACTAAATGGTGTAGTTAATGGTAAGTTTGCTCCAAAGGCAGCTGTAAGTAACTATCCAGCTGGATACAATGGTAAAGGCGGATCATTAAGTGGTTCAGTATTGTATGCTGGAAAACAAGTAAATCTTGGAACAGTAACTACAACAAATAGTTCTGGTGCTAACACATACTTGTTTAGAAAGATATCTGATTTAATTCCAGCATCTGGAGTATTTGCTGGTCGTTATTATCTAAGTTCAAGTGTACAAAATCAAGATGTAAGTCCAGAAGTTAAGATTTCTACAGCTTTCAACGAAAGTTCTGAAACTGTTGCTTACTTCTCAGCATCAATGACTTCAAGTGCCAAGATTTCATTAGATTATGATACAACCACATTTGATGTAAATGGTACTTTATCATTATATAGCGCAAGTGTAAAATCCATTAGAAGTACAACCAGTTGTGGTTCATCACTACAATTCTTAGGTTTAGTAGGTGGTTCTTATGGTGATTTTAATGGTACATTCACAAGTCAAGACACTTCAGGTGGTGATCCATGTAATCCAAACTCATCCGCAAGAACCAAGATGGTATTGGCTGTTTTGAATAACACTCAAAATGGTTCAACTCAATTCAATAACAGATATGAAGTATTTGGTTTTGATACATCAACCTTGAGTCAATTGACAAGTTCTGTATTCCCATATAAGGGTTTGATCAATCCAAACGAAAATAACTACCAACTAATTTTGAAGTATAACTTCGCAAATGATGATGGTACTACAAGCGCTGGTACATATGGTTATTATGACTTCACCCTAAATGAAAGTGATAATAATTATATTGCTAACGTATTCGGATTTGATCCTACAGCTGGTAATCCTGTTAAGCAAGTTGCCGGTCAAAAGATAGAAGCTGCTTACAACTACTTGTTGTTCAATGATAGTATTCAACGATTCATCGCTGAAAAGACTCGTCCAAGTGCAGAAGGTGGTGGTTGGAAATTGTCTGCCAAGACTGCTCCAGAAACCGGATTTGCAGTTGGAGAACCTTTGAAGTTTGTAGATCAATATAGTACAAATTTAAATGCTGGTGATAGCCAATTTAGTATTACCAACGCATACACCCCATGGATCTATTCCCAAAAGATTGCTCCATTCAAAGGTAGTGCTGGTGCAGCTTCTACACCAACTAAGTTCCAATTATTTAAGGTACACACCATGAGTGATGGTACATTGAGCAACAAGAAGTACAAGATTGAAATCAGCAACGTTAAGTTGGCTGGTACAGTCCCAGGTAGTGATTGGGGTTCATTTACACTAGCAGTTCGTGCTTATAGTGATACTGATAAACGTCCAAAGTATTTGGAAATTTATCAAAACTTGAATCTAAATCCTGAGTCTGCTAACTTTGTTGCTCGTAGAATCGGTGACAGATATGCTTACATTACCTTCTCTGGTAAGATTATTGAGTTTGGCACATATACAAACTTGAGTCAATTTATCAGAATTGAAATGGCTGATGGTCTATATCCAGAAGTATCTATTCCATATGGATTTGAATCATATTCAACTCCGGTTGCAGGTACTTTGGCAGATATTATTCCACCAGTAAGATACAGCAAAGCAAGTATCTGGTCATTGGCTCCTGGTAAATATGCTTCTGGTACAGTCTTTAACGACGTTCCACAAGCTGACGACGAATTGGCATCATTGTATCCAACATCATCTGCTAACGTAGGTGTATATAACGATACATATCAATACTTCAAGCCACTACCAAGTAGTGTAAATGGTATCAATATTGACTTCGACTTGGAAGACAAGACATGGGGTACTGATAGTGCTAAGTTCTACGCAAATGGAACTGGTTCATTACTATCTCCAACATTGAGTGGTAGTATTCCAAGCAACTATGATCCAGTTAATGAATCTACATATGTCAGACTACGTAAGTTCTTAGTTGGATTCCAAGGTGGATTTGAAGGCCAATGGCCAGCAATTCCAATCAATATAGGTAGTGATATTACTGCTGGTAATACACAAGGTCTAGATTGTACAAACATCAATAGTCCAGGTAGTATTGCTTACAAACAAGCAATTGCTGCTCTAGGTAATTCTGATGAATTTGATATCAATTTGATCGTATTGCCTGGTATCTTCTGTGAACAACATAGTTACGTAACTGATATTACTATCAATATGTGTGAAGCTCGTGGCGATTGTTTCTATATCATGGATAACATTGTGTTCCCAGCAAGTAACCAAACCGTTGGATTAATTGATGCCGCTGTCAACAGCGTAGCAACAATTGATAGTAACTACGTAGGTACATATTATCCATGGGTTAAGATCCTAGATACAAATACCAACAAGATTATCAGTGTTCCACCTTCAGTAGTATTGCCTGCAGTTTATGCTGCTAATGACAATGCTGCTGCTGAATGGTACGCACCAGCCGGTCTAAATCGTGGTGGTATTACAACCGCTGTACAAGTGCTTGATCGTTTAACTCATAGTGAACGTGATACCTTGTATGAAGGTCGTGTAAATCCAATCGCGGCATTCCCTGGCCAAGGTATTTGTGTATGGGGTCAAAAGACTCTACAAATTGCCCCAAGCGCTTTGGATCGTATCAATGTTCGTCGCTTGTTGATCAACTTGAAGAAGTTTGTCGCAAGTTCAAGCAACTACTTAGTGTTTGAACAAAACGTAGCTGCTACAAGAAATCGTTTCTTGAGTATCGTAAATCCTTACTTGGAATCTGTACAACAACGTAATGGTATCTACGCATTCCAAGTCAAGATGGATGAACAAAATAATACTCCTGACTTGATTGATCGTAATATTCTTTACGGACAAATCTTCATCCAACCAACTAGAACTGCTGAATTCATCATCCTCGATTTCAACATTCTACCAACAGGCGCTCAATTTTCTTCCTAATCTAGGTTAAAGAAAATTAAACAAGACCCCGCCGCTAAAAAGGTGGGGTTTTTTATTTTTTTCTATATATTTATAAACATATGACAAAAGTGGAACTTAAAAAATTAATCAAGGAAGTTTTATCTGAAACCCAATTCGTAAACGAAGGTTTGCCAATGGGAAAATCTAAAGAGGCGCAAGAGGCTGCTCATAAATTAAACTATATTGTTCATAGTTTGATATCTCGTCCAGATCTACAACGGAAAGGTAGAGTGGCGGCGGGTGACATCATTCGTCTAATCGACGAAGATAGAGATCCAAACTCACCTTTTAATAAGCTCTGAGTCTGCCTTTTAATTAGAGCAGAACGAGTTTATCAAGAATTCGTTTGTAAGAAGTAATAATTTAAAATATTAATCAAAAACCCCGTTATTGATTTAGTGGGGTTTTTTATTTAATGAGTATATTTATATATTATGATACGACTGACTAAAATAATTGAAGATTTAACAAAACCACAAGTTAAAGAAGCAGTTGATCCATCCCTATTAATATTAATAGACAACGTTATTAATGATACAAATGTACTTGTAGTTAATAATTTGAAAATGATAAAGGATATTTTATCAAAAGAACCAATTGATAAAGCTAGATTAGACGTTGCACTAAGCAATTATAAACGTTATTTTAATAGAGACAATGGTGGTACGCCTGAAGTGATTCGTGGTATGACGATGCAATCTAAACTAGACGAGTTAGCAAAATGATCAGTTTAACCGATTTATTATTAGAAGCCAAACTTCCTCAGAGCGAGCAAGATATGGATCTTTATGCTCGTAAATACAAAAAAACAATAGATTATTTGCGTACCAAGAACAAAGTACTATTATTAACTACTAGTAATAGATGGAGTGGTCACAAAGACGATGTTGCTAAAAGTACGCAACTTGCATTTAAAATACAAGAATTATTAGGTAAAGAAAAAGTAACTTTGATTGATACAACCAAGTTAAACATATTTCCGTGTGAAGGTAATGTGTCATCTAAATGGGGAAATCATTGTGGAACAAAAGATGCTTCATTAAAAGATAAAGAAAAAAATCCCACAGGTGATCATCGTTGCTGGGCTAGTATAAATAATAAAAGTGATGAATTATGGAAAATAAGTAAAGAATTATTTGAAAGTGATGTCGTTTTATTTTTTGCTAGTGTAAGATGGGGACAAGCTAACGGTTTTTATCAGAAATTAATTGAAAGATTGACTTGGATTGAGAACAGACATTCTACTTTGGGTGAAATCAATATAGTAAAAGATATAGATTCAGGATTTATTGCTACTGGTCAAAATTGGAATGGAAAAGATGTTACTCAAACACAAAAAGAAGTATTACAATTTTTTGGATTCAAAACACCAAATGAATTATTTTGGAATTGGCAATTTACAGATAATGCTCTTGATGAAACAAAGAGTTCTTACAAAAAAGCAATTCCTGTATTTGATAAAACATTTTTAAAACCATATGATAAGACTAAATAATATATTAAACGAAGTGATACAAGAAGGCGGTGCAGGTGGGCATATGGCACACCCATTTGATTTTTCATCAACTGGAAAAGACTTAGTAAACGTGTTTGTTAAAGCTGTTGATTCACTAAAACAAGATGGTGGTAGTGTTAAAATCGATGGCGTAAATGCTAGTATTCGTATGGTAAATGGTCAATTCGTAATGGATCGTGGATCAGCAAAACCACTTGATATTAAGGGAATGAGACCCGAGGACTTGCCAAATAGATTTGAACCAGGTCATGGATTTATTAATATCGGAACTAAAGTAATCAATATTTTTGATGAAGCTATTCCAAGTACCAAGTCTGAATTAAAGAAATTGGGTTTATTAACCAATCCAAATATATTGTTTAATATTGAGTATGTAGAAGGTACAACAAACGTAGTTGGTTATGGTGACATTGGAAACTTTTTAGCAATTCATGGATTAAAAGAGATCAAACCAAAGACGCTTGGCAAGGATGGTAGTGTGAAATCACGTGTTGCGGTTGAAATACCGTATGATAAAGCGGCAATGCAGTCCTACATCAACAATTTAAATAAGGTTGCGATGAAGTATGGATTCAAAATACTAGGTAGCGTTGGTACATCATTTAAATCAGATCCAAATTTGGTGAAAGTGTTGAGAGAACCAGTGACGTTATATCCAACCGGAGTTGCTGAAATCAAACCATTAAAAGACTGGTTAAAAAATGTAAAGATAAATACTCCTTTAATTACCCGTGAACAATTTATCAATGCTTCAAACAGTAAGAATATTGCACAGGATTTTGCCGGACAAGACATCCAAAAGGTTATAAATGATACTATTGTTTATTTAGCAACAATCAAACTAGGAGATGAAGTATTAAAAAATGCTACTAGTGAGATTGGTGACTTAGATAAACATGAAGGAATCGTAGTTAGAGATCCAAATATTTATAACAATCCATTTAAAATCACAGGAAGTTTTATTATAAAAGGTTTGGAAAGTAAGTTTAAGAAATAAAATAAATACATATTTGTTATGAAAAGATCATCAGGTAAAAGCAATCTTGATATTGTTAAAGATTATGTCGATGGCAATCGTCCATTCGTTCAAGTAGGATATGATTCCAATTTGGAAAATTCAACCCGTAAAGAAGGTGAAGAGTGGGAGGATAGTCAAGGACGTAAATGGGTGTGGAAAAATAGTAGTAAACGTAGAGTTTCAAAACGTGCAACTCTTGTTTTAGAACAAAGATGTACATGTTGTAATATGGATGTTAGGTGGGGTAGTTATTTGGATGATCGTGTTTGGCCAAAAACACAAATGTGTTATGATTGTTTTACCAATGAAGAAACTCGTCTCAAAAGACTTGGTATCTGGGATACATTTAATAAAATCCGTGAACTTAAAAATGTAAGATCTGCATTGCAGGATTACAAACAAAGGTTTGAAGAAACAAAAATCTGGTGTACACAAAATCATGGCAAACCAATTGAATTTTCAGAAGAAGATGGATCAATTGAACGTTGGAGTGGAGCTGAAAACTATTCAAAAGTATTAGAAGATGTTACCAAGGATTTAGAATCTACCAATGAAAGATTATCAAAGATAGATGCGGAGATTGTGGAATTAGAAATAAAATATGAGTCAGCCAAACTTAAGAGAGATAATAAGAAACGAGTATAAGAAGTGTATTGAGGATCCTATATACTTCATGAAGAAGTATGTGAAGATTCAACATCCTATACGTGGTACTGTTGCATTTGAACTATATCCATTTCAAGAAAAAGCTTTACAAGACTTTGTTGACAATCAATTAAACATTGTTCTTAAAAGTCGTCAAATGGGTATTAGTACTCTTACTGCCGCTTATAGTTTATGGTTGATGACTTTTCATAACGATAAAAATATATTGTGTATTAGTATTACTCAAGAAACCGCAAAGGAAATTGTTACCAAAGTACGTTTTGCCAATGACAATCTACCAAGTTGGTTAAAAGTTCCCTGTGTAGAAGACAATCGTTTGTCGTTGCGTTTAAAGAATGGATCTCAAATTAAAGCAGTATCATCCGCTGGTACCGCAGGTCGTTCATCGGCACTCTCATTACTGATCATAGACGAAGCTGCATTTATTGACGGCGTTGAAGAAATATGGCTATCTTCTCAATATACATTAAGTACTGGTGGTAGAGCTATCGTATTGAGTACTCCAAATGGTGTTGGCAATTTCTTTCATAAAACATGGGTTGAAGCCGAAGCAAACCAGGTTTCTGGTAAGGATGGATTCAACACAATAAGACTGCCGTGGCATTTACATCCAGATCGTGATCAATCTTGGAGAGATAAACAAACAGAATTATCTGGTGTAAAAGGTGCAGCCCAAGAATGCGACTGTGATTTTAGTACATCTGGTAATCAGGTTGTTGCGGTTGATATTTTAGAGTTTTATAAACAAACATATATAAAAGACCCAGTTGAAAGACGTGGTAATAATCAAGACATGTGGATATGGTCTTATCCAGATTATAGCAAAAATTATATATTAACCGCAGATTGTGCGAGAGGAGATGGTGGAGATTTTAGTTCATTTCACATATTTGATGTGGAGTCTTTGGAACAAGTGGCTGAATATAAAGGTCAATTAACTACAAAAGATTATGGTAATCTTCTAGTATCAATAGCTACAGAGTACAATAATGCGTTGTTGGTTATAGAAAATAATAACGTTGGTTGGGCAACAATACAACAGGTTGTTGATAGAGGTTATCAAAATACATTTTATAGTGCATCTGATTTGACTATAGTTGATGTTGAAAGAACTTATACAAATAAACTCAACACATCCGATAAGAAGTTGGTACCAGGATTTACTACAACTACTAAAAATAGACCACTGATGGTTAGTAAATTAGAAGCATTTTTCAGAGAAAAAACTATAATAATTCATTCACTACGATTGTACGAAGAATTGAATGTATTTATTTGGAATGGTCCAAAAGCAGAAGCTATGAGAGGTTATAATGATGACTTGGTAATGTCTTTGGCGATTGGATTATGGGTTAGAGATACTGCACTTAAATTGAGAAACGAACAAATACAATATAATAGACAAATGTTGGCCGGAATCAACAAAGTAACCAGTGTACATAATCAAACAATATTAACAAAACCAATTGGTCAAGCATCTGAATCGTGGGACTTTTCTCCAAATGCCAATGTAAACGGCAAAAAAGAAAGCTTAAAATGGTTGTTATAAATACTTATATATATGGCGGTAAAACATGACTGATAAATCATTTCAAGAATTAAAGAATAGATCACTTTTTGCCAGACTTAAACGTCTGTTTAGCAACGACGTAATTGTTAGAAACGTTGGCGGTAAGAAGTTGAAGGTTATAGATACTGATGAAATTCAGTATGCAACTGATCGTAATAGTCTAAGAGATCGTTTTAATCGTCTCAGAACTACGGCATATAATTCGTATACCCGCGACTTTAATCTATCATATCAAAGCAGTCGTATAGAATTATTTCGTGATTATGACTGTGTTGGTCCTGATACAATCATACCTCTACCAGATGGTACTAAACCAACTATAGCTGAACTAACGGAGAGATATAAAGATAAACCCCAAGAAAGATTTTATGTATTTTCATACGATCACGAAACTGACAGTGTAAAATTAGGTAAAGCATATCATCCTAGAAAGAAAGAAGGTGGTCCTAGAAAGTGTTGGAAAGTAATTTTTGACAATGGACAATTCATAATAGGAAGTGCCGGACATCCATTTTTAATGAGAAATGGAGAATATAAAAAATTAGAAGATCTATCAATTGGCGAGTCTGTGATGCCTTTTTATCAAAAAGATTTCTACAACAATGGATATAGAAGTTTGTATAATTTTAGTAAAGGATGGCAAACAGAACATAAAATAGTCGCCGAACAATTTAATCGGGAATTAAGTTCCAACGAAGTTGTTCATCATAAAAATTTTGATAAAACAAACAATCTTCCAGAGAATTTACGTATAATGTTAGATTCTGATCATAGAAAATTTCACGCAGAATTAAATAATAAAATTATTTGGTCGGTTGAAAATAAACAAAATACGTTGGAAAAGATCAAAAATTCAACTGGATATAAAAATAGAAAATTTCACAGATGGAACGGATATCGAGTTGGTATAAACAATCCTTTCTATGGAAAACAACATTCCATTGAATCAAATGATAAAAGATCTAATACTTTAAAAGAAATATTTGTTAATAGAGATCAAACGGAAAAAAACAATCCAAAATATAGAGATGATTTAACAATTGATATATTAAAAATTAAAGCGTTAAATTATTACAAACAACACGGAAAATTAACATCTTGGGGATTAGTTAAAGATTTAAATTGTGATTATTCGGTTCTACAGAATCGTTTGAAGAAAAGTAACACTGATTGGAAATCATTTAAAAATTATATAGAGTCATCTCTTAATCACAAAATTGTTGATATTGAATATATAGGAGAAATAGAAGTTTACGATGTTACTGTTGAAAAGTATCAGAATTTTGCTACGGATTCTTGTTTCGTCCATAATACAATGGATATGGATCCAATCCTTTCATCCGCACTTGACATTTATGCAGACGAATGTACTAGTAAAAATGAATTGGGTGATATCATTTCAGTAAAATCATCAAATGATGATATCAAACAAATATTAAACAATTTGTTTTATGATATCTTGAATATTGAATTCAATCTTTGGAGTTGGACTCGTAGTTTAGCAAAGTATGGTGATTTTTATTTGAGATTACATATTAGTCCAGAATATGGTGTATACATGGTTGAACCTCTCAGTTCATATTATGTAACTCGTTTAGAAAATACACATTTAGAAAACAAGAATTTCGTTAAGTTCCAAGTCAATCTTCCATACGGAAACAAAATGGAAGATTTAGAAAATTATCAAATTGCACATTTTCGCTTGTTAAGCGATAGCAATTTTTTACCATACGGTAAGAGTATGTTGGAAGGTGCTCGTCGTGTATGGAAACAATTAAGTTTGATGGAAGACGCAATGTTGATTCATCGTATTATGCGTGCTCCTGAAAAGAGAATTTTCAAGGTAGATATTGGTAATATTCCACCAAATGAGGTTGATAATCATATGGAACGTATCATCGCGCAGATGAAAAAGACTCCGTATTTGGATCAAGCTACCGGTGATTACAATCTTCGTTTCAATCTACAAAACATGGTAGAAGACTTTTTCTTGCCAGTTCGTGGTGGTGATAGTGGTACCGATATTAGCAATTTGCCAGGTCTTGAATGGACCGGAACAGACGATATCGAATATCTACGTAACAAGTTGATGGCAGCACTCAAAATTCCAAAAGCATTTTTGGGATACGACGAAAGTTTAAGTGGTAAAGCTACATTGGCAGCTGAAGATATCCGTTTTGCTCGTACAATTCAACGTGTTCAACGTATTATTGTTAGTGAATTGAACAAGATTGCTGTTATTCATTTATATTCTCAAGGATATCGTGACGAATCACTTGTTGACTTTACATTAGAATTGACAAATCCATCTACAATCTTTGAAAAAGAAAAGATTGATGTTTGGAAGAGTAAGGTTGAAGTTAGTAAGGACATGCAAGAACAAAAGTTGTTCAGTAAGAAGTGGATTTATGACAACGTATTCAGTATGTCTGATCAAGACATGATTAATCTACAAAAGCAACTTATTGATGATGCTAAAGCAACATATAGATTTAAACAAATTGAAGAAGAAGGAAATGATCCAGCCTTGAATTTCTTGAAATCAAAGGGTGAAGAAACTGATGGAGGTACTGGTGGAGGCGCTGAAACCAGTGGCGGCGGCGCAGAAGCCGATGCATCATCCGCTGGTGGTGCTGAAGCCGGTGGCGGCGGTGCAGAAGCCGATACATCGTCCGCTGGTGCAGCACCAGCGGGTGGCACTCCTCCAATCACAGAAAAGAAAAGAGATCAAACCGGTAGAAAAGATGCTAGCAAATATCCATTTGGAGAAGACCCACTAGGCACTTTAGAAAATAATAGAGATAGTGATTTATCACCAACACACAAGTACAAAAATAAATCTCCATTGTCTATGGAATCTATATCATCTCTAGTTAAAGCATTCAATAGTCACAAAGATATTTTAAAGGAATCTCAAAATAAACCTTCGTTCATGGACGAAAACAACATAAAAGAATAAAGAATAGTATAAATAGTGATTATTTTTAAATTCTATTTATATTTATATTTAATTGGAACTTATGCATAAGAAAGCGAAACATTCAAAGTTTAAGAATAGCGGTATTCTATTCGAACTACTTACCAGACAAATAACGTCTGATATTCTTGCCGGCCGTGATGAATCATTCACGAAAAATCTAATGTTCAGATATTTCAACGAATCAAAAGAACTTGGCAGGGAGTTCCAATTATACAACTTCGTATCATCACAGTCTTCTAAAAATCCTCAAACCGCAGAACGAATTCTTGATGTGGTTTTGCAAACACGTTCCAAAATTGATGCACATAAGTTGAATAAACAAAAATATAACTTGGTTAAAGAAATCAAGGAACAATACAACATCGATGAATTTTTGAAGAATAAGATTCCAAATTATAAATTGCATGCATCGGTTTATAAATTATTTGAGAATCAGAATTTAAATGAAGTTAAGTTTGGAGTAGAAGAATTGGTAGAAGCAAGAGAATGTGTCATTGAAAGTTTAACTAAGGATAAAAAGAGTGATTTACAACCACTAGACATTTATGATAGTCAACCAGCCGAGGTTAGATTGTTAGCGTATAAGTTCCTAATTGAAAACTTCAATAAAAAATATAGTAACTTGCTACCAGATCAAAAGCGTTTGTTGAAAGAATATATTACAAACGTATCTAATACTAACAAATTCACCGAGTTTGTAAATATAGAATACAAGAGGGTTTCTGAGATTTTGAAAGAGTATATTTCATCAATCAATAATAACGAGGTTATTAAGATTAAATTGAATGAAACTATAACTCAACTTTCAAGTAAAAACGTTGTAGGATTGGTTAAAGAAAATCAACTTACATCTCTTTTGACCGCATACGAATTGGTCGAAGAATTGAAAAAAATTCAAAATGAAAAAACTGCTTAAAGAATCGGGTGATCCATTTAGAGACATTGTAAAAAAATACGCTCAATATTACAGAGATAGCGAAATGTCTCGTATTTCTAAACAAGATTACAATGCGTGGTTGCAATCACACGCAGACAAAATTTCACCATCTACCCGTGAAAAAATAAAAAAACAGGTAGATACCCAATTAAAGAAGAAGAATGAAGCTAGCACTACAGCCGGTGTTCCTGGTGTAATGACACCATTTGCATTTAGTTCCAATAAAAAATCTACTGGTAATGTTCGTGCTGCTACACAATTCGGATATAAATTGGCAAAACCTGTTAAAAACAATACTGGTTATGCTTTGGAAAATCAAATGTATAGTGAACCAGCATATGCTAATCCAGCTCAAAACATTGAGCCAATAGATACATACACAGATTCAAATGGGTTAGTACAACACGGAGATCCAGAACTAGATCCGGCATTGGCTGGTCATGAACAAGGAATGCTGCCTGTAACAGAACACGCAATTAGACTTGTTAGACAAATGCGTAAAGAGGGAGTTGGTGGTTTATTGTATAAGTTAAAGAATGAGGCTGATCAACAATCGCCAGCACCAGCACCAGCACCAGCACCAGCACCAGCACCAGCACAACCTGCTGTTCCAACTCAACCAGTTCCAACAACTCCTAAAGCTCCTGTTGATGTCAATCTTCAATCTTACGATATTCAACCAGATTTTACTGCTTTTGATTCTAAGTTGAAAAATAGTACTGAACAATTAAAGACTGATCTTCAAAAGAAGATTCAAGATTCAATTTTAGATAAAAAGATTGTGGTTCGTGCTAGTAAGGGATATAAACAACCTGAGGCCGATTATACAATTAATGTAACTGGCGTACAAATCGACTATTATTATGATCGTTATGTTATTGTAATTATGGGTCGTGAAGAAAGCAAACAAAAAACTGCTAAATTCTTTGTTAAACCAGGATTTAAGATCAAAATTTTAGGAAGCGCGGATGTCAAACCTAAAGATCAATATCAAATAGCTAAATCTAAAGCATTGGTTGATCCGAATAAACAAACCGCAACTCAATCCGCAAATAGTGTGACATCCGAAGAACCACCCGCAACTGGACAAACCGCTGGTGAAAAACCACCACAATCTCAACCTACAGCTTAATATGAAACAAATTCTAATCGACGTATTACCTTTTGAATTTAAAAGAACATCACTAAACGAATCATTGAAAGATGGCAAACTCCTTGTTAATGGAGTTTTGCAACGTGCTGATGCAAAGAACCAAAATGGACGTGTTTATCCAGAAGATATTTTGAAACGTGAAGCTAACAAATATATGGATAACTTTGTAAAACAACGTCGTGCTATGGGTGAATTGGATCATCCAGAAAGTAGCGTTGTTAACTTAAAGAACGTTAGTCATAATATCGTAGATATGGGTTGGGATGGTAAAGATTTAGTGGGTACTGTAGAAATTCTTCCTACACCAAGTGGTAATATTTTAAGAGATTTACTACAATCAGGTATTCTTTTGGGTATCAGTAGTCGTGGTCTTGGTAGTGTAAAAAAAGACATGCGTGAAAACGCGGATGTTGTACAAGACGATTTTGATTTAATTGCATTCGACTTTGTAAGCAATCCAAGTACTCAAGGTGCATTCATGTATCCACAAGGAAAGATCAATGAAAGTATTGATCAAAAAATAATAATCAATCCATATAGCAATGTAGAAAGATTAATTCACAATATTCTTTCTGAATTGTAAGTTCAAACAATATTTATATTCATATGATCAAGCTAAAACATTTAGTAGAAAACTCCACAGAAGTTGCTTATTCCGCTTTAACAAAAGAGGAGAAAAAGAAGTTATATGAAACAATCAAAGCTTACAATGAATATCGTGGTTCATTAAAGGCATCATCTATCTATGAAACCGCAACCAAAATTATGGAAGCTGTTAATCTAGCCGAACGTTATGCCATTAAAGAATGTAACGAATGGATGGAAGCCAAGATGATCGAACGTGACATGAAGGATGTAAAGAAGATGGCTGGTAAACTATACGAAGAAGCACACAAGATCAAAGGTGTTGAAAAACAACTTGAGATGTTGTACGAAGAAATTGGTTTGAAGTTGGAACGTTATTTTGAAATTGCAGATCCAATTACAGAAGCACCACAATCTTATCAAGTACAAGGTAGACCAGACTCAGTAAGTATCGCTTCTTCAAGAGATATCGATCAAACCAATTAAAATATTCTAGTTGGAATACTATCAATATATTCAATTAATTTATTGAAGGTTTCAAATACGTAACGGCGGGATGTTTCCAAAACATACCCGTCTTCTTCTTTATAGATTTTAATAGTTTGTTTGTGGTCTTCTAGTTCTAGACTTGGGATTTCTACTTCACATGATAGATCATAGTCATCATCCATCTTAAAACCCATATGTCCTAACGTATCAATTTCATTAAATGACCAACCATTTGGATTGTCTATGTCAGCAATTTTATATTTTTGAATTTCTTCAAGTTCATTATTCACGAAGTTTTTCATCTTAATAGAAGTAGGCTTATAATTAAAATTATCATTGTTTCTAAGCTGTTTTAAGAATTTAATATTACTTTTATTAAGTTCCATGTGTTTGCTGAAATTTGGGTTGTAATTATAGGCCATATGAGTTAATTCTATCTATAAAATCGGCTAAGATTTTTGTTTTTTGTGTTCCGCCATCTTCGTCGAATATGCTGCTCAAAGTATAAAATACTTTATCTTTTGGTTCGTCGGAATCATCGGATAGTATTCTAACGAAACAAGCGTAGTTATAAAATCCTTTGTTTTGATTATTGGTCAATTTCTTGAACACAAACTTTTTGGTAGAATCGTTACTTTGTACTTCAGCGGAAACTTCTTTGGTACTTCTTTTATGAACAAAGTTTGTTTTTCCAAATCCAGCAAAGCCACTTTGTTTTGATTGAAATGTTAACAATTCTTTTTCATCAAATGGAACCCCAACGTTTTCTCTCAAAACTTGATCGAAAGGTTTGTCAGTAATTTCTTTTGCTTTACTTAGTGTATATTCAGAACCCTGTGATTCATAGTCTTCTTTTAGTTTTTTAATGATTTCTTTTACTTTTGTGAAATCTTTTACACTACTTGGTTTAATTGTATGAGCCATTTTACGTACTTGTGGGGATACTTTACTTGGTTTAACATCACCTTTTTGGAAGGCTCTTACGAGTCTGAATAGTCTTGCTTGCTTTTCACTTTGTGCTGGCATATACAATAAATATCATTTTTTTTAACATCTTACGATTTTTAATTATATTTATTTATCAAATACATCAATCATTTGATGTCACATCTAAATTAAATCTTCTTTGGAGTTCTTCAATAACTTCACCAAAAAAACAATAAGAAAGGATAGTAATATTATATGAGCGATCTATTAAAGGAAAGTATCGCAGACGCAAAGGCTGTTCGTGAAACAGCAATTGCCAATGCAAAGACCTTTCTTGAGGAAAATTTTGCTAAGAGCATGAAAGAAATGTTCGCAGAAAAACTCAAGGAAGATATGACAGACGAACCATCTGATGAAGACCAAGTTGACGAAAACTTGTCAACTTCAAAGATTGGTGGAGAAAAGGGAAATGTAGCTTCTAAGCAACATCCTGTAAAGCCATCATCATCTGCTGACAAGAGCACAACTGCAGCCGGTAAACAAGAATTCGACGCAAAATTGGAAGAAGAAACTAATATGGACGACGAAGAAGTAACTAGCGAAGAACTAGATGAAATTCTAGCTGAACTTGAAGGTGAAGTCGTTAGTGAAGAAATGGTAGAAGACGGCGAGGTAATGGGTTCTGAATCAGATTCTGATGGTGAAGAAGTAAATCTTGATGAACTTCTAGCTGAATTGGAAATGGAAGAACAAAACGTTGATCCAATGGCCGTTGCACCTCCAGCAGCACCAGTTGCGCCAGTTGCGCCAGTTGATCCAATGGCTGCTGTTCCAGCACCAGCTGTTCCAGTAGCTCCAGTTCCTGGCCAAGTTCCATCACCATCTGAAGGTGAAGTAACCTACGAAGAAATGGCAGAAGCTCTAGTAGCTATCAATGAAGAAAACGAAGCATTAAAGAACCAATTGAGTGAACACATAAACACCGTCAAGTATTTGAAGGGTGTGCTCGCAGAAACCAATTTGTTAAATGCTAAGTTGCTATACACCAACAAGTTGTTCAAAGGTAAGTCTCTTACCGAAGATCATAAGTTGAAGATCATTAACACTTTCGACTTGACCAGAAACATCCGTGAAGTCAAGTTGGCATATACCGTTTTAGCCGAATCATTTAATTCCGGTGGATCAGTTGTCAAAAAGAAGACCAATGCAACTGTAAGTACTATCACCGAAGGTTTGGCAAGCAAACCAGTATCATCAACTAAGCCAGTGTCTACTATTGTAGAACCACACGCTGACGAGATGACTTCAAGATTCCAAAAACTCGCAGGAATCAAGAAGTAAAATTAGTTTGCGAGTAAAAACCTAACAATAATAAAGAAAGAAACAAAAATATGAGTATCGACGTAAAGAGTCTACTAACAAATAATATGAATCCACAGGCTAAGCTAATGGCTGAAACCCGTGGACTACAATCCAAGTGGGAAAAGACAGGTCTTCTTGAAGGCGTAAGTGGCGTTGAAAAAGCGCACATGTCAATCCTATTGGAAAATCAAGCAAAGCAACTACTAGATGAAGCTTCTTCAACTGGTACATCAACCAGTTCAGAACAATGGGCCGGTGTTGCTCTACCATTGGTTCGCCGTGTATTCGCTGAAATTGCTGCAAAGGAATTCGTCAGCGTACAACCAATGAATCTACCATCCGGTCTAGTGTTCTATCTAGACTTCAAGTATGGTTCTGGTAATCATTTGGGTCAAACTCCAGGCACTAGTTTGTTTGGTGGTACTAATTCTGCTAAGTTCGGTTCTACCGATGCAGCAGTAAATGGTCTATATGGTCAAGGACGTTATGGTTATTCTGAACGTGTAGTAACCAGTTCAGCATTCACATCTGCAAATGTCACCGTTGCTTCAGCAAGCTGGGTAGATCTACAATTTGCTAGTGAATTCAGTTCATCATTGAGAAGCGGTAACGTTAAGGGTATCTTCAAGCTTGCTCTAGACATTAATGACAATACACAAGCAAGCACCGTAGCAGCTTCGGGTTACGTTTGGAATGTTGACTTGAATGCAGTACGTTCATTTGGTCTACAAACTACTGGTAACGTTGCTTACACCGTATTGAACACATACGCAACCGCAGTGAACACTAGTACAATTGCATCACCAAATTACGTAATTAATTTGTTCGTGAGTCAATCAAGTACCGCTGCTACACCAGCACTAACTCCAAAGTTGAATTACACACTTCAACCTACCGATAACCTACGTGGTGACTTCGAAGCTGGTAAGACCGCTGGTGAAGGTTCTGGTAACATCAGTGCAACAGCAACTCAAAATATTGATACTGATATCAATATTCCTGAAGTAAACTTGGTACTAAACAGCGAACCAATCGTTGCTAAGACCCGTAAGTTGAAAGCAGTCTGGACCCCAGAATTGGCTCAAGACTTGAACGCATATCATTCTATTGATGCAGAAGCAGAACTTACTGCTCTATTGAGTGAATATGTATCTATGGAAATCGATCTTGAAATCCTAGACATGTTGAATGAATCCGTAACTGGTACCACAACCGAAGCTTGGTCTGCCCAAATCGGTACTGAGTTCCAAAAGACAATTAGCTTCGCTGGTGGCGCTACTGGTACCCCAGTTGCTAACTTCACACGTGTAGTTAACAGCTCACCAAATCGTACTGCTTACGTAAAGAGCACTTGGTTCCAAACTCTTGGTAACAAGATCCAAAAGGTCTCTAACAAGATTCACCAATTGACTCTACGTGGTGGTGCAAACTTCTTGGTATGTTCACCAGACGTAGCAACCATCTTGGAATCAATCCCAGGATATGTTGTTAACACCGATGGTGATTCTGCTAAGTTCGCAATGGGTGTTGCCAGAGTTGGTAGCTTCGCAAGTCGCTTCCAAGTCTACAAGAACCCATACATGACCGATAACGTAATCTTGATTGGTTTCCGTGGAAGTAACTTCCTAGAAACCGGTGCAGTATATGCTCCATATATTCCACTAATTCAAACTCCATTGGTCTATGATCCAGTGAACTTCACTCCACGTAGAGGTGTAATGACCCGCTACGCTAAGAAGGTCGTCAGACCCGAATTTTATGGAAAAGTTATTATCAGCGATCTCGACACCGTATAATATTTAGTAGAAATAAAATAATTCAAAAACCCTCTGCCGAAAGGTAGGGGGTTTTTTCTTACATTATTCGAAAAATTCGTTGGTAGAGTTTACAACAATTTCTTGCACTTCTTCTTTGAAAGATGTACTTTTCACATATGGTAAAACTTTATGTTTTAGAGATTTAATCAATTTCTTATTTTCTATTTTGTTGATTATAAATTTGATGTAACGATGTTTACCGCTTTCACGTTTGCGCCAAAATGTTTTACCAATACGTTCTTTTAGTTTATCTACACTATGAGTTTTCCATCGTGAATATACACTTCTACTATGTATCCAATCATATTCAGTGGGGCCAACTAAACTAATACTATAGTTAGGCATTATAGCGATATCTACATAGTTATCACCTTGATATAGAAATCCGGTTGCTTGATAAATTGTGCCTGTGTGACCAACCTCACTATCTGCATAACTCAAAATACATTTTATTTTTGGGTAATTTATATTTAGTAATCTAAAACTTTCAGCTATACAATAACTTTCAATATTCTTACCATATCCATCTTCTATCCACAACCGAGTTAATTCAAATACATTATCATTTGTTAATAGTGGGGTTATACTTGTGCTAGCATTACGTCCAACAGCATTACCATACACCAATACGCCTATTAGTTTGACATTATAACCACCAAAGAAACTGCTTTCTATATAATCTTTATAATAAACTCCATATGCAACCGTACACAACGTCCATTTGTGTGTATAGTGATTCTTTTCTATCATACCTCTTGCAATCTGTTTACTTATAGGTTGTAAAAAGATTAGTGATGTGTCACAATATGGTTCCTTCATTAAAACATACTATAGTATAGCTGCTAGGAATGTCAACAACTTTTTTAGGTTCAAGTCAATCCCCAGATAACAGAGACCAGTACAAACCACCACCAGTTGAAGGTAGCTCCATTTAGCTTCTTATACAGAAGGTAGCCCCAACACACGGCCAAGATGGCATTGGAAGTAATAGTGAAAGTCAAGTCCATATCTTTATTTATTAATTTTTAATTAAATTACACACTCAGATATTTAAGAATGAAGTAATTACAAATAAGATGATATGTGTTGTCGCTAATGATGTATAACCAAGTGGTTAAAAACTTTGGTCTTGCATCCTCATCATCATTTTTCCAATCGTCGTAATAACCTGTTATGTTACATTTATCAAACGATGGATATGACCAGTCTGGTCCAATGCGATTTTTATACCAAATGAAATATTTGATGATACACCATCTATCTTGAATAAAATGTGTGACAAAAATAAGAAATAGTGCCAATACATTTTGGGTAATCAATAAAAACGGCATCGTATATAAAATACAATGAACTAAACAAGGTAATGATTTTTTATTCTTGTTTAGAGCCATCCAATCACTTTGGAGATAGTAATCGGAAAAAAGATGAATAAGTAACTGTTCCATACTTTATAGTATACATCACAAAGTTGGAAGGTGTCAACCTATTTTTCAACTTAGATCAAATAAAACAAGCCTTTTGAATTATAAACTACAATTCTAGTCTTGGTAGTATCATCTTTAATGATACCAAGTTTATCTGAAATTTGAAATGGACCTGGATGATTACTTGTACGAACACCCATGACTTTATCTTTTATTTTATATACATCCAAATCTGTATTAACAACACTTGCATGATATTGTCTTCCCAAAGGTATCATTTTCATAATGGTTTATTTGTTGTTGGTTCTGCTTTTTTTACTCTACTTGATGGAAATGCTTTGTTGCCAAAGTCACTGCCATGTAAACTATATAAGTGCATCACTACACCGTGTTTTACAACCACATCTCCTAAATCATTCACTAATACATATGCGGGTCTATCATATTTCAACATTACATCTGAACTAACCAATAAATGATTTGTTTCACCAGCATCCATTACTCTTTGAGCATAATTGATGCCGTCACCGCTTATATTCAAATTACCATTGATATCTTCCATTGGAATT